TTCGTCGGCCTCCATGGTTCGAGCATTATAATCCACGACGTATTCCTTGCGGCATCGATCACATGAAACATTCTGGAATGAAAGCATTGTGGTCGCCGGTTCTTTCTCATGACCGCATGGAAGACGAAGACGCCAGCGGTTCGTCCGTCCGTCGCGGGACTGTCCAAGGTAGTGGAACACGGGTGCTGTCATTCCCCCATCTCCTTTAGAGCGGCGCGGCCGGATTCGATGCACCGCATATTCTCAGGATTTATGTAGTCTCCAAAGCCATTGTAGTTTTCTGCAATCGCCGCTTTTGCTGCTTCGCACTCTGCGAGCGTCTCAAATCTGGTGACAGACAGCGTCTGCGATCTTCCGATGCCGATCCAAACTACCAGTACGGCAATCATTCCGATTTCTCCTTCTCCATGGCCGCGCGTATAGCGGCGGCGACATTGTCGCCAAGCGTGACATGGCGCGTCTCCGCGCAAACCCAGTATCCAATCCTCGCGGCCTCGCTTAGCCCCTCTCGCCTTCCGGTGGCGCGGGCTTCGGAAAGGGAGAGGCGGAGGTGTTCGATTTCGGAGGCTGCTTCTTTCCCAATCCTGCCATAGCGCAACACTTCTCCTGACCCACCACAGCCGCCACACTGCTTGCCGTTGCTCTTTGTGCCGTCACCTTCGCATACGGTGCAGTTTCTTATGGATAGCAGTTCGTCCACGATGTCCGTCATCACTTCCCCTCCCTCAGTGCCCGATACCGGAATCGCTGTTCAAATCGCGATCCACTACCAAATCCAAACGCATGTACTCCTGCGTTCCGTTTAGCCTGCCGCTCGGCCATCTGGATGCGCATTTGTAGTAACGCAACGTCGCGGCGGCACTGCCCACTGTTGCGGATGATGTCTACGACCAAACCCCATCCCGGCTCTTGCGCCTTCTCCAGTTTCGGAGCGCGCTTAATGACGCTCCACGCTTCGCTGTCCCACTCCAGCAGTCCGGCCCAATCAGGAATTTCCGCCTTGGTCAGTAGGCCCGGTGGCGTCACGTAGAAGAACCGATCGGAATGGCGAATTGCGCCTGCCTGTTTCTCGTCTGTGTCGCGCTTGTAATCTTGCCGAGACACTTTGATTTCATAGCTTGTCGTGCGGAAGCCAGCAGACGCGGTAGTCTCCAGCGTCCAGAAGTCGATCCGCGTAGTTGATCCACGAAACGGAACCTCAGTAGCCCAAATCTTTTTGGCATTGGCAGCTACAAGCGCGTCCAGAATGTGGTCTGCGGTGATTGCGGTCATCACTTCCCCTCCATATAAGCGCGGGCGGCGCGGAAATCTGCCACAGGAAGGCTCGGAACCGGCTTCCGTTCGTCGTTCCATTCTAAGAATACATGCAGCGAGTCCGGCTCACCGTCCCATTCACTCGCGCAATCCGCAAATGGCTCGATCACCACAGCAGCATCAGCCAGACGCTTCTCAAGCTCGGCGATGCTTCCGCGCATGATGACCATTTCTTCACTGTCAATTGTGACGAAGGTGCCACTTGGCATAGCGGCTTGTCCGTGCGCCATGCCGTTGATGAATGCCTCATCGATCTTCGTCTCCACGTCATCCCATGCGGTGGTGTCGTCGCCGGCAGCGTGGCGCATTACAGATGCGGTAAGGCTGGCCGTTTGCTGCGCGACAACCTTCTCGGCAGCAGCCGCCCACAGCCTCTCGTTCTCTGAGGCTAGGGTCTGGGGGCGGGCGCGAACCCACCAGTTGAACGGTTGGCATACTTCCACCCGCACCGCCGGCCCAGGCATGGCCGCAAACGCTGCGGTGAGGATGCTGGTGACTTCTTGGCGACTGGCAAAAGTAGAAGCAGCGTATCCTGCCTCGATTGCTTCCTTCGTGATCATTGGGTGTCCTCCATGAGGGCGGCTAGAGCCTTTTTGTATCTCGGCAGCAGGTGTTCAGCACCGGGACGCATGTTGTCTTTGATGTCGGCAATCTTGACCCGCCGCGAGATCGGGTTTGACTTGGCGCGCTGGATGAAATCTTCGTAGCTCTCGCCATCTTGGCGAGTAAGAGCGAACACGGCTTCATGGATGCTCTCGCCAAACAGCGCCAGTATGTCGCCATGCCCAACAGACGTTGAGTCCTCCACAACGTCGTGCAGGACAGCGACAATTCGCGATACCTCGTCGTCCTGCGCCAGCATGACGCGCAATGGGTGTAGGATATACGGCTCACCGTTCTTGTCGTATTGGCTGAGGTGCGCATCGACTGCCACCTCTATAGCTCTGTTAAGGTCAGTCATGTGCGTTCCTCTCTCTTGCGCGCGGCTGTCATGCGCTGCTCGGAGCGCTTCTTTACTCGGACGCCGTATTGAACCCTGAAACTACGCTGCCAAAGAAACGGCCTATCCCGTCTCCGACAGACGCCGGATCTGATATGACAGCGTATACGGCCCACAATACCGCAGCGACAATAACGACGCGCGTCAAAANNACGATTGCAAATAGCTGATCTAATACATCGGTCTGCTCCTTCTTGCGCGCCGTTCTCATGCGCTGTTTTGCTCTGTTCTTAAGGCGCTCTGCGATGTCGTTGTATTCATCGCGTGCGGCGTCACGTTTGGCTTGAGCCGCTGCCAGTTCGGCGCGCTCTGTCTCTCGTAGGTAGGTTTTCCACATGCGAACATCATACCCTATATGCGGAGGGTATAACAAGGCTATTCATATAGCGGGCGCGGCGGTAGCACAGGTTTCTTCGGGCGGTCAGGCCGTTCGCTCTTGGCAAATCCGGCGCTGCGTATCGGCTGCGTTTTTGCCTTGATGCCGAACGCCTTATCGCTCACGCGCTTCACCTTAGCCGCCTTAGGAACGTCGTTCTTTGCCGTCTTCTTCTGGTGACATAACCGGCAGATTGCGGCGCAGTTATCCAGGCTGTTATCCCCGCCAAGTGCGTCCGCCACTATGTGGTCAAACTCCACACCCTTAGCCAGTGATATGCTGCACCGTAGCCCGTCCTCAAGACCGTACATTGCGCCGACTGCTTCGCATCGCATCTGTGAGCGTTCAAGAAGCGGCGCGTTTTACTGGCTTGGAGAACTCGCGGCGGTTACTCATAACCTTATCCAATCTAAATTTTGGCTTTAATGACGGTGATACCTGCGGCCTCAGCAACTGAAATCATGTCTTGCGTTCCCCGACCTCCGGGAAGCGCAATAACGCAATCAGGCTGATGGATGCGTACCATCTCTCGGTTTCTAATCGGACCCGCTGCTTTCCCATGCTTCTTCCAGTTTGCTGGGCATCGTATTACTGGTATGCTTTCCGACTTAGCCCAATCGTCGGCACCTTCATCAGCGCCACGGCACCCGCCGTGAATTATGCGTTCGATGCTAAAGCTATGGAGGCCCGTAGCAAAACTGATTTCGTCTTTTGCGTTCCGCTCAAGCCAGTTCCGAGCTGTTACGCGATCCATATCTCTGCCTCCGCAAATCAAAACTTTCATTGCTATTCCCCGATCCTCTTCCATACCTTCACCAGATTGCGAAGGTCTCCGATGATAGACGCCAGAGACGGCCCTCCTCGTGCTGGTGCTGCCACAGGACGCGATAGGCGCGCGTCGTCGGTGCCGACGAGCTCCACGCCCCAACGCTTGGCGTATGCGCGTCTGCGGGCCTCCATGACCGGCTTGAACGGGTCGGCCGGCTTCTCCGGCGGCCGGCGGGTGTGTTCGCGTACCGTGATCATGCTGCACCACCTATCTGGTCAATGTTGCCGCGGTGAACGGTGAAGGTGTAAGCGGCCACCCACGGGTTGGCTTCCCAGGCGCCGAGGCCGTTGATGCTGTCCCAGAGATCCGCATACCAGTCGCGGGCATTGGCCCACTCGTCGCCGCCGAGATGCATCGCTGCCTCGTTGGCGAAAACACGGCCGGACGCCTTTCCCTTGAAACATCCCTCAGCAATCGCATCCGCCTCGCTGATGGCCTGCAACCTCTCGACGCGCACGTCGGTGACAGTCAGAGTGATGCGCGATGCCCAGCGTGGCATGAAGAGCGGCGAGACATTGCCATGCTCTGCCGCCTTCGGCATCGTCCAGTCGTTGTCGCCGAATTCCCCGTCCTTGATGATGCGGCGCCCGCCATCGGCGGCATAAGCGACATCGATATCCCAAGGTGCGAGATCGATCGAAAACGGGCGCCATGTCTCCTTCACCCAAAGCCGATAACCAATAATTGATGCGAGACACCAAGGCAGTAAGAGGCCCGCCACGTGGGTGATCAAACTGGAAATACATCCGGCCATCATGTCCTTCGATATAGCTTGCTGACGGCGCAATGGATATCTCGACAAAGTCTCCATGGTTGTTATATGGCCGAGGCTTGATAACCCGCCTCGTCTGCGTCTTCGTTCCGGCGAGCAGCGCGCGGACCATTGGCGCGGAAAAGAGTATAGGAAGGTCAGTCATGCTGCGTCCTCCGAAAATGCGTCCTCGATCGAGACGCCTGTGATACGACTCCAGGTCTTCCCGATGCGGATGCAATATACCGCGTGTTTGGAAACACCGTATTTCTCAGCAAGCTCAGCTATAGAAAGAGAAGACCTCGCGATGTCTATCGCTTGGGCTTCTGTGAGCTTCGCTAGGTGAGATGCAGAACCACTTATTATCGGGTATTTGTTACGGCCCTTCTTGGCGCAGTCTGCCATATTCTCAAGGTGCGTGCCGGTGAATAGGTGATCTGGGTTTACGCATTGTGAAACATCGCACCGATGGCAAACGTGCGTCTCTGTATCCAAAGACACCCCGCGCGATATTTCAAAAACGGCGCGATGCGCTCCCATCATCCTACCGTTTATGTTGACGGTACCGTATCCAGACCCGTGCTTGTTGGTAGTGGCGTTTAACCAGATCCAGCATCCAGAATTTGGCTCTGGCATGGCCCTGTCGAAGAAATAATCAAGTGTATGTTCAGCGCCCTTTGGCTTCCTTTTCATGCCGCATCTCCAAATGCTTCCTCAGGCGTAATCCCGTATGTTTCTGCTATGAACCTGACGGCATTCTCAAAGAACTCGGAGAACTCCGTTTCCGACATAGGAAGAAAAGGATATCGATCTAGGTACCAGGACCGTATACCCCTTCACCCGTACCGGCGTAGTAAACCCTGTTTCCAGCTTGATAACGTCGTGCAAAGCCTCGGGAGACGGCGCACACTGGCAAGCCTTCACAACGCGCCCGAGGTATGCCCAATACAGACGAAGCTTTGCCGGTGACCGCCCTTCCGCCACCGTTACCTTAATTCGGGTACCGACAGGAAGTCGCTCGATCAGTTCCTTGTCCGTGCTCATCTCCGGGATAAGCGAAGATCCACGGCGCAGGACATAAATTGGCGGTTGTTCAGACTTTCTCATTTTGTCGCCCCATCAAAAAGGTATGTCGTCGTCAAGATCGCGCGAGAAGTTTGCCGGCGCACTGCCTACGCTGTTCCCGTAGCTGTCCCGCTCCTGCTCTCGGCTATGGGACTCGCTGCGGTCGCCTGTTGGCCCATCAAGCATAATGATCTTCGCGTCGAAGCCTTGCAGGACGACTTCGGTCGAGTACCGATCAGCGCCGCTCTGGTCCTGCCATCTTCTCGTCNCTAGCTTGCCGCGCACCATGAGGCGGTCTTCCCTTCTTGAGATACTGTTCAGCCAGCTTGCAAAGGCCATCGTTGAACACGACTACCGAAACCCACTCGGTCTTTTCCTTGCGCTCGCCGNTGTTCTTGTCCTTCCACGTTTCGGAAACGGTCGAGGCGAAGGTTTTGCGATGGGCGAACCTGATTGCGTGCGGCGAATTTCAGGGTCAGCGCCAAGCCGACCAATGAAGGTGCATTCGTTCAAATCGGCCATTATGCGGCTTCCTTCTGTGCTGTTGGTTGATATGCGCGAATGCGCTGAACGAGCGTTTCAAGTTCTTCGTTGAACTTCTCGACCGCCTCGGCCATGGTCTTGATGTAAGTGTCGTCACGGTATGCTCGCTTGATGAACACAGGCATCGCCGGCCAATAGACCACGATGTCAATCCACTCGCGTTCCGCCACCCAAAGCGCGCCTTGGCACTGTGCCTTGTGTTCNGGNGGGAAGTCGTCGCGCTCCAGGCATTCGATCAGCAGATCGGGCAGCTTGGTCTTGATCTCCAGCATNCCGTTTGCGTCGATAAGCGAATCCGGCGAGCATCCCTTTTNCCCNTTGCGGATNAANCCNACCTGTNGCGGGGCGGTATCGGTGGCGAACGCNTACAACTCTCGCGCCTCCGGTTCCATGACGTGNCCGCGTTCCATGTGNGGGTTGGTGAAGCTCTCCATTGGCTTACCGGTGATGATCTCTCCGGCGAGCTGGCGCATGTACTTAGCGCGCGTCTTGCTTTCTCCACCGCCTCGGCCTGACGCCATGACGGTTCCAAACATTGAGGCTGTCGGGATGCCAGCGCGGGCAAGGAACCATTCCTCTGTGCCCTGTTCGCAATCGAGTATCTTGATCATCCGTTTACCAAGCCTTTCATATGAAAATATGCACGTCGGCACGCGACAACATCAACCATGGCATCGTGCGCGCCATTAAGGTCTTCGTTGAAGAAATGGCGGATGCACTCCTCCAGCTTTGGTACTTTTGGCTTGTTGATGCCGGCTGCAATCATTCGTTCTGTTGGAGGCAGATTAACGATAGGTGCGGCTTGCTCCATCGTGCAATGCAACGGCTTCCGAAGAGGCATGAATTTCCCGTAGTGACGCGCTATGGCTGTCTCAATCACGCTCCTGTCAAACTTCATGTTGTGAGCGCACACGAGGTCCGCGCGTTGATACAGGTGAGTGAAAGCACTCAAAGCGAATTCGGTGCTGACACCAAATTTGGCCGCAATTTCATCTGTAACGCCGTGGACTGATGACGCCCGTTCTGGGATAAGAACGGAAGGGGCCACAATGAATGAAAAACTACAAACTGTGTTCTCTTCATCGTCGCACAGCTCTGCCGCCAACTGCACGATATGAGGCTGTGCTTCATGGTCGGGCGGAAGCCTGTCATCGTAGAAACCAGTCGTCTCAGTGTCGAAAAATAGGATCACAGTTGGATTCCCTTTGTCTGCGCCTTGGCTTCAAGCGCGCGCTTCGACTTCATGAAGTTCTCAGCCGGCATCGCGGCAAGGCTGTCGATCTTCGCCCATTGGCAGAACGTCGCAACGTCTCCGCCAACCTTCTCAATCATGGCTTGCAGCTCGTTGCGCTGGTCTGCCGTGATCGTCGTGTCCTTGCCGGCATCTGCGCCGTTCCCGTCGTCGTCGTGGCTCACAGACAGTCCAAGGGCGAGCTTGAGCGTGTAGCGCTGGAGATAGGTAGCAGCGGAAGCGATGGCCTGTAGGCTGTTCTTCCCGCCCGAATTATCGGCACCAGCAGAAAGAGGCGTGCGCGTTGCGTGGCCGTCCACATGCTCCAGCACGCACGTTACCGTTAGGGGGCGATCAATCCCATTGTCGCTTTCGTAGCGGTAGCTAAGGCCATGCTTGGTGAGGATAGGCGTAACCTGTTCATCGATGCCGGCGAGGTCTTCATGACGGTAGTTGACGCGGTTCTTTCCTTGCGGTGTATAATCGACTTCGCGCGTCTTCAAGATGGGCCGGATCTCTGCCTTTGCGGCAGCTACGGCGCGGGTGAATGCCAGCTTTGCATTCCTGGCTTCTTCACGGTCACGAAGATCCATCATCTGTTTCAGGATCTCGGCAGAAACGCCCATTTCCAAAGCGCGGCCTACCATCTCCATAGGCGTCATTACTGCCGGGCGCTGTACCTCTGCCAGTTCAGATGTCTTTTGGATATCTATTGCGTTCATCTCATTGTCTCCTTGGCGAGATTGCGGGCCATGATAGCGCCGCGCGTGAATG